GCGACAACTGGCCCGCCGCCTTCAAGTACCGCATCTCCATCTTCTGCAAGTCCTGCGGCTGATGGAACGCGATCGCCATCTGTCCCGCCAAGTCCGTCCGCTCCCCCAACCGCGTGACCGTCGCCTCCCGCTCCATCGCCCGCACCTCGGCCCACGTCCACAACGTCAGCGCGAAGCTGTCCTGCGCCACCGCACTCACCCCGCGCCCCGTCCGGGTGGCCGTCTCCACCACCACCCGCCGGATGTACTGCTCCGCGTCCCACGCGACGGCGACCGACGGGCCATCAGCCGCCGCCGTCGTTAGTTTTTTTCCGCCCGCTCCGCCAGCATCGCCTCGACCTCGACGACCTGCCCACGGCTCAACTGCACCAGCGCCGCCACCTGATCCACCGAGAGGCGAGCGACCTCGTCGGGCGTCAGGTCCGGGCACGAACTCGCGACCACCTCCAGCAACGCCCCGAGCATCGCGGAGCCGTTGTCGTCCGTCTGGAGCGCGGCGACCTTGTGCGCCGACGCCCCGGTGAGCGGATAGACCACGACCTCGCGACCGAACAGGGTGACACGCGGTAGGCGTGACGGGTTGACCAAATCGTCCAGATTGATAGTCGGCATCGATAGGATGGCTGAAGGGAACGAAAGGGAAATCAGACCGCCGTCAGGTACTCAATGCGATACGGGGCGTCGCCGACGTTGGTGTAGCCGGTCGCGCCGAAGTCGAGCCGCGCCTCAAGCTCGATGGCGATGGCGACCTCGGCCCCGTCCTGCGAGGTGATGTCGTACTTGGTGCAGAGGGCCGACTTGAAGTAGACCTGCACAAACGTCCCGCTGCCACGGAGCCGGATGTCGGAGAGGTAGTCGCCCGCCGCGAGCAGGCCCGCCGCCCGCTTCGGGGTGTAGCTCGACGAGGCCCCGGTCCAGCCGCCAGCGGCGGTCACAGCCGTCACGCCCGTGGCGACCGTCGCCCCGGCCTCGATCTGGCCGACGTTGGTCGTCGACAACTGGATGACGGTGCCCGTGAGCTTCGGCACCTGCATCATCTTGCGGTCAATCGCCTTGACGGGCGACCGCTTGCCATCGAACTCGATGTTGCGGTAGGTGAAGCCGGGGTCGAACTTGAGCCCCCCAGCGAAGGCCCCGAACACCGTCGTGCCAGCGTAGAGGACGCCGGAGTCGAGGAGCACGTCGGACGGGAGGGTGGCGGTGTAGCCGGTCAGCGGTGCGGTCATTGGTCTATCCTACGGGTGAGGGGTGCTGTGGTAATCTATACGGCCCGCGCCGTCAAGACACGGGGCCAGAGGAACAACTCGTAGTTCGCGACGACGGCGACCACCGAGCTATCCGCCGGGTCGGTCAACTGCGGGACCGTCTGGCGCGTCCGGCCCCGGCAGACCATCAAGCCCGAGGAGGACGCCGTCAAGGCCGTCATCGCCTGATCCACGATATCCATCGCGGACTCGACCAGCGGCAACTGGCTGTCCGGCTTGCCCACCCCCTGTACCTCGAGGATGGCCGTCTCGCGGTAGCCGTTGAAGGCGGGCAGGGAGACGCGGTCGAGCCGGAGCGTCAAGTAGGGGAACACGGGGTCGGCAGGCGCGGCTCGGACCCAAATCCGCGTCCCGACAAACCCTGCCAGCGTATCGGTGGACGGCGAGACGTAGTCGATGAGCGCCTTCCGAAGCGTCCCGTAGATCGCCGTGGTCGAGGTGGTAGACGGGAGGGTCAGGCTACCGGGGACCACATAGGTCGGGAGGGTCATCGGACGGCCTTGCCTCGCTCGAGGTAGCGGTTGAGGACGCGGTTGTAGGTGTCAATCATCTGCCGAGCGGAATCGATCGCGACCGGCTTGAAGATGGCGACCCGCTCGAACCGTCGCGTGAACAGGTTGTGGTGCCCGAGCTCCCACGCGAGGGCGATCTTGCCGACCGAGAACCGGGACGTGACCGCCCGCGCCTTCCGGCCCTTCTTGGGCTTGGCGGTCGCCGTGATGCCCTCGGGGATGCCGACCTTCGTGTACCAGCCGTTCCCGCCGAATGTCGGCTCGTCTCGCTGGATGTGCTGCACCACCTGCGCCGTCGAGCGGAAGGCCTGCGACGTGTAGTAGCCCTTGAAGAACCGCCGCTTGAGGTTGCCCTCGTAGATGTTCGCGGCGGCGTCCAGCGCCATCCGGGAGGCGTCGCGGTACTGCTTCAAGAACTGCGGCGACAAGTCGCGGACGACGACCGACATCAGGCCTCCACCATCGCGGCCCGCAGGCTCTCCAACGCCGCCCCAGTCGTCGCCCCCGAACGTGTCAGGGTGCGGTCGCCCGCAATCCAGCGCAGGGCCACCCCGACGTTGCCCACCGGGTAGGCCTCCAGACTGCCCCCGTACTGGCCGATAAACGCCTCCAGACGGGCCGAATCCGACGGCCAGACCCCACGGCTCCGAATGTCCGAGCCGCACATCTGCCGGGCATCCTCGCCGAACTGGCTCATCGGATAAACCCGACCGCCGAGAGGGTCAAGTTCGAGGCCGTCATCGCCGTCGTGTCCGTCTCGTTCCGGGCGTAGATTGAGATGGTGTCGTTCTCCGACGTCGGGATGAGCGCCGTCAGGCTGACCGAGTAGGTCGACCCACCGACATCGAACCGCTCCGAGACGTGGAACGTCGTGATGGGCGTCCCGTTCTTGGCGAACGTGAACCCGAACACCTTGTTGTTCGAGGCGCAGGTCGCCTCGATGTTGCCGACGACGAGGAGGACTTGGTTGACCGCCTTCGTCGCCCGCATCTCGTTGTTCGACGCCTGCGAGAACCCGTCCTGCCCGAGGGTCGCATCCAGCGCGGTCGTCCCGGCAATCTTGGTCCAGACGTTCTGACCAGAGAACGTGGTCTGCGCCGACGCCGTAAGGTCAATCTGTCCTCGGCTTGGGAACAGGCTGACCACCGCGTCCCGGATATCCTCGGGGCTGATGAGGCCGGTCGTGTTATCGGGAAGCTGCGCCAACAGCGCAGAGAGTACCTTCGGCGTCTCGGCCATCAGTCGTAGCCCTCATCAAAGCCAGTCGTGAACGCGCTCGTCGCGTCCACCAGATGCACCCCGTCCGCCACCGCGTCGGGATCGTTGGCGATGAACTCCGCATACGCCGTCGGGTCCACCTCCTCCAACGCTAACTGCTTGCACCGCATCTGCCGCACCGCGACCACCGAGCGCACGAAATAGATGACCGTCGTGCCCTCGATCTTGACCACCCCGAACGGGTCGACCGGGACATAATCGGCCACCGTCGCCGTCAGGGTGGTCCGGCTGTCCGTGTGGCCCTGCGGTGCGCCCGCGACCGTGAACTGGTTCGCCGTCGCGTCAATGCGCCCCCAGTAGACCCCGACCTTCGTGTAGAGGGGCCGCTGGAACCCGTACGCGCCGTCATCCGAGCGCGTGTAGAACCCGAGCCGCTGGTCGAGCAGTCCCGGCGCGACGTACATCAGCCCACCGCCACGGGGAGCTTCAGCGCCCGGAGCACCTTCAAGACCCGCGCCGCCGTGTCCCGCGAAACATCCCACGTGATGCTCGTCCCCGCCCCCGTCTCCGAGGCCGCGTTCGGCGTCCGCTTCTGGTAAAGGTCCGCCGCGAGGTCCAAGATGCACTGCGAGATGACCGGCTCCCAGAGCGTGTAGTGCTGGGACAGCGACAGCCCGCAGGTCGCGGTAATCGTGTAGCGCGGGTTGGAGAATGAATGGCCCGCCTCCGCGTAGATGACGCCCGTCGCCCCGCTCACCCAATAATCGGTCGCGGGGACCGTCACGCCGTCCACATCCACGATGCTGGTCACCGCAATGGGTCGGCGCGGAAAGATCAGCGACAACACCGGCGCGTCAGCGTCTGTCTCGCAGCGGTCCACATACGTCTGGGAGACCGCCGTGATCGGGCAGTCAATCCAGAGTTCCACTTGGGCCTGTGCCCTCGCGAGGAGGGCCGTCAGGAGCGTGTTCTCCGCGTTGGACTCGATGCGGAGATAGGACTTGAGGTCCGTTACAGTTGGGAGAGCCACGCGAACTCCGACGCAGGCGGGTGGTCTGGATCAGCAATCAAACCCTTCTGACGCCAAACGGCAGCCCGTTCAGCGGAAATCTCGAACACCTCACCGGGGAGCCGTCGCACCCCGTCCATCTTACAGGCGGCAATCAGCACCACCCGTTCCAGTCTGACCGACACGGGCGAAGCCGTGGGGGGCGTCCCCCCCACGACTTCATCCGTTGCCGTTGGCTTACGCCGCCGGCTCATCCAGCACCACGAACGGCGAGTGCTCGTCCACCTTGTTGCCGGAGGCGTTGACCTTGTACGCGAACGTCGAGGTCGGCAGCGGGAGGCCACCGGCGCGAGCGACGAAGCGGTAGGTCGTGATGTCCTGCACGAAGCTGTAGTGGATCGACGACTCGACCGTGAGCGCCTGACGGAGCCCCATCGCGTAGAAGTCGCCGTTGACGAGGGCCACATCGCCCTCGGTCCCGAGCGTCGGAAGCAGGTCCGTCACGATGACCGGGAGCCCGAGAAGGGTCGCCGGAGCCTTGTCCCGAAGGTTCGGGAGGAAGCTGACCATCGTGTTATTGGTGGTCTGCATCGCGTACAGCTTGGCGAGCACGCGGCGCGAGACCATCCACACCGAGTTCGGGCCGTGCGTGTGGCGCTCGTACATCTTGAACGCATCGACCGCCGTGAAGTCGGTCGCCGAGGCGCGGGGGACCTTGATGAGCGCCCCGTTGTTCGTGTGGAACGCGCCGAGCGGCTGGCTGGAGCCCGTGCCGTCGATGGTGATGTCTTCGTTGATCTTATTGATAATCTGCCCACCGACCGCCGCCGTCACCTCGGACGGAAGCTCGCCGGTGAAGTCGTCGCCGAGAAGCTCGTCACCGAACTGCGTGATGGCGGCGTACTTGTACATCGTCAGGAGCCGCTGGCCGAACGACGGCTCGCGGGTCGGCTTGGTGTCGCCCTCGCCGACGATCGTCACGTTGGCGATCTTACCGGCCATCGGACGGTTGAGGGTCGTGGTGCCCTCGTCCTGAATGAGGTACGGGATGCGGAGCGACCGGCCCGGCACGTTGTAGCGGCGGGCGTACTGGAACAGGCCCGGCTGGGCGTTCGAGGTCGAGAAGATCTCCGGGACCTGCGTCAGCGGGAGGAGGTACTCGCCGCCGTTGGTCGAGCCGGTGATGGTGCGGGTCATCAGGTCGACGCGCTTGAGCGCCTCGGCCTCCTTCGCGTTGGCCGGGCCCTTCGAGACGGCGCGGATGAACGCCCCGACGCTCTTGAAGCCCTTCGCGAGCTCCTTCCGGACCTCGTCCTGCGCGTCCTTCATCCCGGCGAAGTCGCCACGCTCGGCCCCCGCGTCCACGCGGACAAGGCCCTCGTCGCCGCCCTGACGGGCAATCTCGGCGTCGCCGGTGAACTCGGCAGCCGCCGCCGCCCGCATCTCAAGGGCGCGGATATCAGCGGTGCGCTTCTCCACTTCCTCGGCGCTGAACTGCACCGAGGGGTCCATCAGGTCGGCCCGGAGCTTGTGGGCCTGCTCGCGAAGCTCGTTCGCGGCGCGGTTCTTGCTAACCAGCGGGGTCTTCATTGTCGTGTGTTCCTGTATCAAGCGATGAATGTCGAACGCACCGCTGTGGCGCGTTCCTCCAGCGAGGCATACCGGGCCGTGGACGCGGTCGAGGAGGGCGTCGGGGTCACGACAGGCGTGACCACGGTGGCCGTCTCGGAGCGGGTCTTGGGCTGGTAGCGGGACAGCACCGCGTGGCGATCGCTCTCGGACAGCGCATCCAGAGCGACGCGAGCGGCAAGAATGAGCAGGTCGGTCTCCGTGCGCTCGGCGACGACCTCCTCGGGGGTAGCAGGGGTAGGGCTTTCGTTTCGGGCCGACGCGACCTCGGCCCCCGGCACCGCAGGCATCGGGGTGATTGACACCTCGCGGAGCTCAATCTCGGTGAACCGCTCGACGGGCTTCCCGTCCACGGTCACCATCTCGGAGGCGCGGGGGATGAACCCGATGGAGAACCCCGTCGAGGCCCCCGAGGCGAGGACGGCCTTGACGTACTCCATCGCGGCCCGCCCTTCGGCGGTATCGAACACGTCGGCGGTCATCACCAGCGCGTCCCCGGCGTCCGTCATCGAGGTCACGACCCCGACGTGCGCCTTCGAGGTGCGCTCGTGATCCATCAGGAGCGGCACCTTGCGAGCGGCCACCCGCCCGTCAATGGACCGCTTGGCGCACTTGCGCGAGAACATCGTGTTGTAGGAGTCCACGACCTCGTAGGTCAGCGCGACCCCAGAGACCCGCCCCGCAATCCCCGGCGGGAGGTCGGACTCGGCACGGACCTCAAGCGTCGCGTCCGCGAGGTGCCACATCGTCTCACGGGTCGGCTTGCTCATACGAAGTCCCCCGACCACTGGTGCGGCATCAGCGGCGCGGGCAACGGCGCACCCTCGGCATCCACGCCGGGGGACGCGGCCAGCGCGGGATGCGCGGCGGCGAAGGCGTCCCAGCGGAAGGCGTCAGGGGCGGGATCGTAGCACACGTCGGCCCCCTCCGCGAATGCGGGGCGCGGCGTCTCCAGCACCCCGGCCTGTCCGCCGTTCGGCTCCGTGCTCAACGCCCCGTCGCGGAAGTAGACCTCCTGCGGCTCGGCATAGGGCGCGAGGTGGACGTAGGCGAGGCCGTCCACGACCCCGAGGACGACATAGCCCGCCGTCGGCTCCTCGGGCAACGCGGTATCCGGCACGGTGACAATCATCGAAGGACGCATCAGGCAACTCCTGCGAGAGAACGCATCGTCGCCATCGACTGCTCACCAGCCGCGACGATGACGTGGGTGAAGGCAGCGGACGCAAGGTTGACGGTATTGGTCAGATACAGCCGTGGCGCACTCCACGCAACACTCGCACCAGAGGCCGCCGACTGCGTACCAACAGTCACCGCCCCACCATCATATGCACGAGCGATGGTCACCTTCCAGTCGCTTGACAACTGCCCAAGATGTTCGACGATGGTGCCAAGAACTTGCGCTGACCCGGATGTTGAAAGGACCTGCGTGGTCCCGTCATCATACAGCGCACCCATCGTGCCGCTCGCCGCGACGTAGAGAACGAAACGTGGGTCGGTGCTTGCGTTTTCTGGGCCAATCTGTATTGCATACCGCGTAAGCGTCGATGCCGTGTATAAACCCCTGTTGACCGAGCGCACATACACCGTCATCGCCTGCGGTGGCACGGTGAACGGGAAATACAGGCTGTCCGCGTTGCGCGTGACGGTCGTGCCTTCCGTCTTGATGTAGCTCGACGGGACGATGGCGTCCTCGGCCTGTGCGCCCCACGCATAGACGGTGCCGGTGCCGGCGCTGTCGTCTGCAAAGATGGCGAGCTCATTGGTGTTCGC